GCTCTCACCTATCGAGACATGTAACCGAGACATCGCCTCGGCCTTAGACTTGCGCGACTACGCTGCCAACTGGTTCAGCGCGGCTGGAGTTCCAACCGGTATCTTGACCACCAACCAGATGCTGAACCCAGCTGACGCCGAGGCCGTAACCGCTACCTGGCACAACAAGCAACAGAACCGCCAGGTTGCAGTCCTAGGCAACGGATTCGACTACAAGGCAATTTCACTAAGCCCTCGCGACGCTTTGTTTACCGACATCCAGGAGCAGGCCGTTCGCCAGATTGCGCGACTCTTTGGTATTCCAAGCCGTTTACTCTTGACCAGCGTTCCTGGATCATCGGACACCTACACCAACGTGCAGGACGAGAACCAGGTGTTCTACCGCCACACACTCATGGCCTACACCGACGCAATCACAGACGCACTTAGCAACTGTCTACCTCGAGGCAACAGAGTCGAGTTCGACTTCGAGCACCTATTCAAGGCAGACGTAGCTGCACGTTACGACTATTACAAGACTGGAATCGACGCTGGCTTCTTGACCGTCGAAGAAGTCCGAATCAAGGAAGGTCTAAATGGCTGAAATGGAAACCCGCGAGTTTGAAGTTCGCGCCGACCTCGAGGAGCGCACGATCACTGGCATCGCCGTTCCTTACGGTCAAGACGCCAACATTGGCGGGCAATACACTGAGCGTTTCGTTCCAGGAGCAATCAGCGACGTAGTAGACGTCAAACTCTTCTACGGTCACGAAGAACCAATCGGTAAGGTGCTCACTGGGCGCGACACCGAAGAGGGTTACGAAGTGACCGCAAGAGTCAGTGACACCCCTCGAGGCAACGAAGTTCTAACTTTGATGCGCGACGGTGTCCTAAACAAGTTCTCTGTTGGCTTCGTTCCGCTGGAAAGCGAGCGCGACGGTTCAACAGTTACACGCACCAAGGTCTCTCTAAAAGAGATCAGCGTGGTTCCGTTCCCAGCATTCGCGGGAGCAAACATCACCGAGGTTCGAGAGGACGGCGGAACCCCTGCCGAGACCAGCGAACCGCAACCAGAACAGGAAAACCCAATGTCAGAAAACATTGAGCTTGACGTTCGCGCCGTTCAGGATGAAGTTGCGGAAATCCGCCGCCTCGTCGAAGCCGGCCAGACCGTCGCAACACCAGCACCACTTGGCAGCGAGTTCCGCAGCCAGGGCGAGTTCGCTAAGGCTCTCGTAGCCGGCGACACCAAGGCACAAGAGTTCGCTCGCACCGCTTCAACTTCAGCTGACGCTGGCGTAGTTGCACCATGGTTCGGCTACATCAACACCTTGATCGCGAACAACCGCCCAACCGTTTCAGCATTCAGCCGCGCAGCATTGCCTGCAACCGGTCTAACCGTTGAATACTCAAAGATTGACGCCAACACCCTTGACGTCGATCAGCAGGACCCAGAGAACGAAGCCCTAGCATTCGGTAACTTGACTTTCGAGACCGTTTCAACTCCAGTGAAGACCTACGGTGGTTACACCTCGTTCTCACGTCAGTATGTTGAGCGTTCACAGATCAACACCCTTGACCAGGTATTCCAGGGTCTAGCACTTGCTTACGCAGGCGCGACCAACGGCGCTCTAGTAACCGCTATCGGCGCTCTCGACTACACCGGCAAGACTTTCGATGCAGACGGCGGAACCGCTTCGTCACTCGCAGAGGGAATCGCTAACGGTGCAGCTTACATCTTCACCAACACCGGTCTACGCCCAGAGTTCATCCTCACCGGCACCGACGGCTACGTGAAGTTGGCAAAGGTTGCAGCAGGCGACGGACGCCCAGTCCTATTGTCAGACGGCAACGGATTCAACAACATTGGAACCGCGAACATCCCTGGACTCTCAGGCTCTGTCTTCGGTCTACCAATCATCGTTGACCCAGCAATCGGCGTCGGAGTTGTCTACATGGCTAACAGCGCAGCTGTAATCACCATGGAGTCTGCAGGCGCACCGGTTCGTTTGACCGACGGCGACATCACCACTCTCACCGACTCAGTATCTGTCTACGGATACATGGCAATCGCAACTCCACGCGTTGGTGCGATCGTCAAGCTAGACGTAACCGCTTAGTCATCATGGCAGTGACGTTGGAAGAGTTCCAGGCTTATGTCGGAACCGATGAGACTGACTTCCCACAGGAGTGTCTGACTTCAGGGCTTGCCCTAGTCACGCGCTTCATTGGCGCAGTCACCACGGTTCCTACGGCCATAAAAGACCAGGCGACACTTATCGCCTCGTCGGAACTCTTCCACCGTCGCTCCGCTCCTCAAGGTGTGGCACAGTTCGCATCTATGGACGGAACACCGGTCAGGGTCGCGCGCGATCCAATGATTGCCGTCTACCCGCTACTCCAGCCTTACGTTGGGTATGGAGTATGACAACCAACGAGATTACGGCTGCGAAGATTGAGTTCAAACTCGATCTAACAGCTGGCGGTCTAATCGTTTCGGACTTCGTGCCCGAGCGCATAACCCCGCCAATCGTAATCATCAACAGCGGAACGCCCTATCTTCGCCCAGCGACTATCGGTAGCGAATACACGCTGAGTCTCGAGCTTGTTTGTGTTGCAGCAACAGCGACTAACAAAAAGGCCACCGAGAACCTAGACGCGCTCTTGGAGCAAGTCATAAACGCTTTACCAGGCTACGCTCGAATGCTTAGTGCTGGCCAACCGTTCAATCTACAAACTAACAACACCGAGTATCTCGCAGTGTCTGTCCAAACAGACCTGCAGATTACGATCTAAGAAAGGCTCCAGGAATGGCTGCATCACCGCGCATCAAGGCGCAAAACATCAAGTTCAAGATTGCAGGCACTGACTACGCTTGCGACGCTACATCAGTGGTCCTCGAGCTAGGCGACGCCCCTGGCGACGTGCAGACGTTCTGCGAGGTTCGTGTTGGCGGCGAGTGGACTCTCACTTTGGCGGGTGTCACATCAGGCGACGAAGACTCTCTATACCAGATTCTCTGGGCTAACTTTGGGTCTACTGCCACATTCTCAATCGCACCGCAGGGCAACACAACACCTAGCATCGACGCTCCACACTACGAGGGCACAGTAGTCTTCGACCAGCTACCACCTTTGAACCTCACATCAAACGATGTAGTTACGTTCGAGGTTGCGCTGACTGTCAAGAACACTGGTCTTGACGAAGCAACTGGACTTTACTACGGAGTTCAAAAGGTCACAGTCGACTAATAATGTCTGACGCGTCCGGCATCAAAGTCAAAGGCCTGAAAGAATTAAATAGATCATTAGCTGCAATCGGCGTGCCGAGAGCAGAGATGAATGCTGCTGCAAAAGCATCAGCAGAAAAAGTTCTAGCAGAGTCCAAGGCTTTGGTGCCGGTTCGGACTGGTGCTCTACGCAACACGATTCGAATATCTTCTACGGCCAAGGGCATGAGTATCAAAGCCGGTAATGAGGGCAAAGTGCCATATGCGAACCCTATTCACTGGGGTTGGTTCAAGAGGCACATTAAGCCGCAGCCATTCTTGGCTAAAGCACTTGGTTATACTAGGCAGGAAATCTTCGACAACTACTTTAGAGCCATTAACGGTCTGATTGAAAAACAGCGCAGCGGCTCAAAAGTCAAATGAAAGGCACACATGAGTAACACAGAACGCACAATCCTTGATGTCCTAACCATGGATGAGATTGAGCAGCTCGAGAAGTTGACTGGATCATCGGTCAACGTATTGTTCGGCAAAGGCGAGTTCCCTGGACGCGCCCTTAAATTCTTGGTGTGGCTATTGCAACAGCGCACAGACAAGAATGCCAAAATTGAAGATGTAGGCAAGATGACGTTTAGCCAGGCAACAACCTGGGTATCGGAGTATCTTGCAGACCCAAAAGCGCAAGCGTAAAAGAGTCTCTTGACCGTATGGCAAGTTTCTGTCTAGCCACAGGAATGAGCCCAAGTGATTACAGACAACTTACGCTCCAGGAATACAGGGCTTTTATTGAAGCCATAGAAGAAAGGTCTGGCAGATGAGCTTAGTCGCTACCGTCGAAATCATCGGCGAGTTCAAGAAGCTCACACAGGCCACAAAGGGCGCACAAGGCGACCTAAACACCATGGGCAAGTCTGCCCAAAAGGTGAGTGCTGGCATTGGCAAGGCATTTGCTGCAATCGGCATCGGTCTATCCTTCAAAGTCCTGACGCAAGAATTGCAAGAAGCGACCAAGGCCGCGATCGAAGACCGCAAGAGCCAGGAGTTGCTCGCGCTGGCCATGATAAACACTGGCAAAGCAACCGACGCCAGCGTCAAGGCAGCCGAAGCCTCGATAGCCAAGATGCAAATCCAAGCGGGAATTGCCGACGACAAACTTCGCCCGAGTTTCCAGAAGTTGTTCATAGCGACTGGATCAGTCACTGAGTCCAATAAGCTCATGCAGATTGCGCTTGATGCTTCAGCTGCAACCGGCAAAGACCTAGACACCGTTACTCAGGCCATGGCAAAGAGCCTGGCTGGTAATGACGCTGCACTAGCCAAACTTATCCCAAGTCTCAAGGGTTCGAAAAACCCAATTGAAGAAATGGGCGCAGCATTCAAGGGCGCGGCCACAGAAGCAGCCAACCTTGACCCATACCAGAGAATGCAGATTATCTTTGGCGAGATCCAGGAGAAACTTGGCACGGCTCTATTGCCGGTGCTAGATAAGTTTGCAGCGTGGATGATGTCACCTCCAGGTCAAAAGGCACTTCAAGAAATCGCAGACGCCGCGAGCAACATTCTGACCGAATTGACCGCAACAGCCAACTGGGCAATTAACAACAAAGACTGGCTATTGCCTTTACTCGGTGGAGTTGCAGCTATCGGTGGTGCAGCTAAAACAATCGCAGGCATCACGGTAGCTATAAAAGCCGCCACGGCAGCCATGGCTTTGTTTAATGCAACCACCTTGCTGAATCCACTTGTTCTTGCTGGCGCTAGCGCATTGGCAATTTTGAGTATCCCAGGTAGCGCACCTGTTGAGAGTCCAAGGCCGAGGCAGTATCAATTTCAAAACGCGCCGGCGATAAAGCCAATTCCTCCGACACCGAAATCAGGATTCGACTTTGGTTCGGGCAGGGTGGTTCAAAACAACATCACAATCAACACACCTAAAGTCAACGCGCAGGATATCGTCAACACCGTGAACAACGCAACCCGAAACGGCTTCACCGGCACTCTTAGATCACTCAAGGAATAGCCATGGCTGTAATCAACAACTTCGACATAGCCACAGACCTAAAAGTCGAAATGCTACTCGCCGAAGCTGCGCGCAACGTCTTCGTGTTAGGCATCAGCCCACTAGGCGGAACCAACGTTCTAGGCGATGACGCTTCAGGCAACGTGACCTGGCAAGACCTAGCATGTGAAGTCAACGCAGTAAGCACCTCAATCGGTGGCTCAATCGCATCGAACGTATTCTTTCAGGCCGACTCGGGCAAGGCACAAATCAGAATGCAGTCCTGGACATTCGATCCAAACAACTACCCATTCATCCGCCCAGGTGTTGAGGTTCGCATCAAAGCCAAGCGCGGAGCCTACGAGTTCATCCTTTGGCACGGAACCCTCGACGACATTAGCGTGACCTACGCGCCTGACCAGCAGAACCAGATAACGGTCAACGCAACGGACTTCTGGGCACTCCTAGTCAACCGACGTTTCGACTTTGAACCAGTGGCTGCAATTTTGCCCAGCGACGCAATCCAGTTGGCAATCGACGAAGTCGCGGCCACAG